AAAAGCATAACCCCCAATCGATGTGACGCTGTCTGGGATATTGACGCTAGTCAGGTTTGAGCAGTAGTAAAAAGCACCACTCCCAATCGAAGTCACATTACTACCAACGTAAAGAGAAGTGAGATTGTTGTTGCTTTGATACCCATCAGAAGTGGTAATACTCGTTAGGTTCCGTGTCTGCTCTACGCCTGATTGAAAGTCTGTTGTGTAGGGGTAGTTGATTGACCCAATAGAGTCACGGATGCCAGCGGCATCCGATGCTTGCATCATTGAGTCAACTGAGGAGGATACTGTAAGGTCTGCCATTTTTGTTAGGGTCTAATATATTTGGAAGTAGAGTCAGGGCGGAAGTATGAGAACCCACCACTTGGTCTAATGTAGTAAAACTTCTGCGGTGGAGGCGCAACGCTAGTGGTGGTGCTCTTACCGTTCAGTGAACTCTTTAAACTTAAAAACATTTTAGTATTTGTGAGCTACGACTACACCTGACGTAATAGTAAAAGCACTGAACTGACCGTATAAAACAGTGCCAGCTGCAAGAGTGATCGACTGCAAATTAGCAATGCCGTCTACGTTACTAGCGGTTAAAGAAGAGAAAACGGTGTCATTGATTATTTGCAATGCTCCGTAGCGTTGACCTGAAGTAGATCCTCCGCTAGTAAAAGCTTCTGATCCAACTGAGGAAAATTCAAGGGTGTTGTTTCTGGATGAACTCATAATGGTATTATAGCACAATTGCTATCTGGATTGACGGTTTGTATAAGTTGAAAACTTTTTATTGATTATATTGTTGTTTGCTTTTTTGTCCAAGCGAAGTAGCTCAATGTCCAACATAAGTTTAGCTTGATTAGCAGAAATTGCTGCTTTTTCAGTTTGCCCGTCTCCAGTATAAAAATCGGAAAGAGCAGTATAAATAATATAGTCTACGAACTCCGCAGGAATATCAATGCTGTCAGCGGTATAGTTTGCTCCAAGTTCTTTTTTATATGTAGCATAAACAGACTGAGCATCAGAGCTAGTTAAGTTTAATATATGCGCTCCTGAGGAATCCACATAGAACTCGTACTCAACTGTAGAGTTCTTTAAGAATGGTTGATTGCGATGCAATCTAAGGAACTCTCCGATGTTAGACTTTCCTGCTTCAGTATAGGGTACACTAGAGGCAGGGTCAGAACTCAGGAGTCTAGCTTCACCTACTACCAAATACCTAGGCCAGCTATCGGATTCATTGTAAGCACGATACACTGCACGGTTTAACGAGTTAATAAGAAAAAACTCGTCAGCCGACGTTAAACTCTCCAGGCCAGCAATAGCCTGGAAAGCATTTTTAACTTCAACAAATGTAGAATTAGACGGCATTACTGTACGTTGTTACTCAGAGCAATCTCTGGTTTATTTAATGGGCTTCCACCCGCCTGTACATTATGACGGTTAAACTGAGTACGTGGACGGTACTGCAAAACATCGTGACGGAACTGGCGGCTTTGATTGCGGACCTTGTCGATTTCAGAAACAAGAATAAGCTCGGAGTTTTGATCTTCGACTTGGGCCTTTTCAGTCTGTCCATCTCCACGTAGGAAATCTGCGTAAGCACCAAAAGCGCAATACTCAAAGAACTGATAGGGGATGTTTGGATTGTCTCCTGCTTCATCACCAAAGCTACCAGATGCATACGTTCCGCCATCCGCAATAACGGATTCTAAATCTTTGCGATACGTTACAAAAACATTAGTGCTGTTAAGAACCGTTGGGTTAATGATCTTTACAGAGGGATAACCAGAAGGGTTTAACTGTGAAACATATGTGTGTTCTTCTGGATAACGAGTATCCGTTGGGTCCTGCTTGTGAATTCGGAATACTACATTAGAATCGTTGGCTAGGTCTTTTCCCGTTCCGTATGTTTGAATGAAATTGTCATCAGCAGTTTCCATTGCGATTGACTCTCCAATTACAGTAAAGTCAGGCCAAGGGTAACGCTCAAAGCACGTGCGAATACGGCGATTAACTGCTTGACGCAAAAATGCTGCATCAGTTGTTTCTAGTGAACCCAGTCCAGCAATGGACTTGAAACGCTCTTCTAAGTTTTGATAGGTAATAGTAGGATAATTGGCCATAATGTATTATAGTTTGTTGGGTGTAAGGTCTGAGAAATTCTTTTGGAAATAAGTCAGGAACTCCTTGGAGTGCACTGTCTCTTGTCCGTATTTTTTAATTAGTCGGAAGTACTCACGGTGTGGAATTGTTGCAACGCAACGTCCCAGCACAGGGTGCACCTTCCCTTTTTCTTGGGTGGCTTCTTTACGAGCCTGGTTCACACGAGATGCTTCTGTACGCTTCTCAAGTGCAAAGCCGTTTTTAATTTCATCCATAAAGGCCTTGTTGACCTCTTCATCGGAATAAGTGGGAGCTTTTGTAATTATTTCCATTGTTTGAAACTAAAGGTAAAAGGGGAGCCAGACAATAAAAATCTGGCTCCCCGAAATTTCAGCAAGGATTACTGAGTGATCTTACCGTGAGCCTGTGGGTGGTATACACCGAGGGTCAATGTGCAATCGCAGAATCCACGCTCGCCTCCACCTTCGTTAGGTAGACGAGTCGAACCCATAGGGATCAGTTCGTGCACACCGTAGTACTCAGGGTTGATGAGGTAGCCGTCATTGTAGTCAGTACCACCAGCGATAGTTGCAGGAGCGGTGTCTGGGTTCATGTTGACGATGGATACGATGCCGTGGTCACTTTGGTAAAGCTCGACAGAGAGTTTGATCTCAGCCTTGTTACCGTCGTAGTTTACAGCACGGATGCTTTCAGTAGCTCCAGCGGATACACGAGCGAAGTCAGCAATCGTACGGCGAAGACCAGTGTCAGCAACAAGCATAAGGTTGTTGGAGCTACCAGTTTCACGATAGATCGAAGAGATCAAGTCGTTAAGATCTTCTTCACCGAATGCACCAGAAGTGCTGATGTCGTAGATCGAAGACGCAGGAGTACGGAAGTTCGCAGGAACGTCAGTAGGGCCAGCAGAGTCGATCCAGTCACCAAGACCACGAAGGCCGTAAGGTGTACCAGCACCATCTTCGATGCTGCGATCTTGTGTACCGATCAATGTAGCTTCGATGTCACGCTTTAGTTCACGGATTGCTTTAGCTTCAGCTTGTGCAACCTTGGCTGGACCAACAGAGTCAACAGCTTCTTGAAGGTCAGAGACCTTGAAGTTACGGCGGAACTTTTGGACGTAGTTACCAAGGCGAGCACGGCCAGCGAACTGGTCAGTGAATGTAGTAACGTCTGCACCTTCGTCGATCCCAGCAGTGCTAGGAGCAGAAAGAGCGTCAACGGTCCATTCAGTGAATGTAGCCGATGCCTTCTTTTTAGAAGCAGATGAAAGAACAGGAGTTTCTTCGGGGGCCAAGATGGTAAGTACATCTGTGAGGTCTTCACGATTAGAAACAGCGGAACCAGGATTAGTGGTGTCGAATGTATTTGAGAATGCCATAATATTTTATAGTTGAATTAGTTTATCTATTTTGTAGTTGAAGGGTTCTGAGAGTAATGAAGTCATCTTTTTGCCCTGATTGCTTGAACTGAGTACTTAAGTTCTTGATTGATTTATTTGTACGGCTGACTGGCTTTTCAGAACCTGCTGCGCTCGGGGTAGAATTAGCAGAAGGGTTAAGTCTTACTTTAGACTTTACGCTTTTTACTTCTTTCCGACCGTAGATACTATTAGCTGCGTGAGCTAACAGATACGGCATCTGTGCCTTTACATCAACGGGAAGGTTAGCCATCAATGTATCGACCCTAGGGTCTTGCATCATGGCTTGGTATTCACGCCGTGTGTCATTGTCCTCTCCAGTCATCCACGGTAACTCAGCTTCAGCCTGAGCACTTAGGTGCTCCTGCATCTGTTTGCTTTGTTCAACCTTCTGGATTTCTTCTAGGCGAGCAGGTAGGAACTTGTCACGGGCTTTACGTGCCTGCAATAAAGCATTGCGGACATCGGCCTTGGTCATCTCCTTACCTTCTACTTCGGTGACTACATCATCAGCTTCGTATCCATCTGCATTGAACATAATGTCCTCTGCCCATTCAATGACGTTACTAGCATCCGTCGCTTTAGATTGCAGATCCTCTAGGGTATCTACGCTATCAAACGGATTGTTCTTAACTTCCTTCTTGGGTTGCAGTGGATTGCTTTGCTCGGCAGAAAGTTTAGCTTCAATTTGTTGTAGCTTTTCTTCTGCTGCCTTACGTTTAGCTGTGAGTTCTCCAAAGCGGGCTACTGCACGGCTGCCTAGCTTGTCAGCTAGTTCCCGCAGTTCCTCTTCGGACATTTCATCTAAATCAATCTGAGAAAGAACTTGCTCTTCTGATTCTGCTTCAGGTGCTTCGTCTTCAGTACTCTCGTCTGATTCCTCGGCTCCTTCTACTTCTTCAGTAGCAATTTCGTCGGCTACCTCTTCCTCGACCTCAGGAGCTGGTTGCTCCTCTGGTTCAGGGGTTGGTTGCCCTAAGCGTTGGATCGCAAAATCCTCAGCTGTTATATTTGTCTTTTCCGCTGTAGAGTTTTCGGGTTCAGCGTTTCCCGTTGTGACTTCGTTGTTCATATAATTCCACTCTTCAACGCCGAGCGATAGCTATGTTTTGCATTATAGCACACAAAATGCGTGCTAAGAAATTACTCAGAAGGGGAATGCTTGCCCCAGGTAGACATTGTTAATATCTGATCGTAGCTCAGAATACGTCCTGAAAGTTGTTGGATCTTGTCCGTCGGGGATTCGTACATCTCTGCAATGCACTCCTCCCGCATCTGTTTAACAAAATCAATAAAGCGGTTAAATGAATCGTGCCGCTTTAGGTGCTCGATGTCTTGTTCGATTGTTGGATTTTCCATATTATTTATCTTTAGAAAGATATTCCTTTAAGGCTTGTTTTTGCTCAGGTGTGGCTTTTGCACTAGAGTCGCCGCTGTAAACTCTAGCCAGAATCGTTTGTTTCATTTCTTTTGGATTATTTGCGTACTCAGTCCCCTCGAAGAATTCAACTTGATCTGGTGTAACTTCAAATTCTGGATCAAATTCATCTTGTCGCATCTTTAAGCGAATAGCTTCATTTTCTGCTACTGCACCTAATTGTTTCTTTGATAAAGGGCTGTACGGATTAAGGATAATAGTATTATCCTCAGCCGCCATACCAGCTACTTCAGGTCTATCCGAGAAGAATTGATCCTCCCCAGGATATAACTTTTCACGAATAGGAAACCCAAAGAGTTTATCAGATGCTCGTTTATTTGCATATTCTCCTGGAGTCATATTAGTATTGAGGCATTGCTTGAGTTTGTACTTCACCCATCTGTGCAGGGGTAGTACCTATGCGGCCAATCTCAGCATTCTGCATTTGCTGCATCTGGAACTGGTATTGACCTGCGTACTTCTGCAAGCGTTCGGCAAAGGCTTCGTCCTGCTGTAGCTTCTGCTGGATGTCTGGCTGCTGCCCGTACTGCTCTAGTACCTGCATAGCAATCTGACCACCGCTTGAACGTGCTGGCATTTCGATACCAGCGTAGATCTTGGTAAGGTCGTCAGTGACATCCTTAACCACTTGCTGTTGAGCATCTTCCACTGGAGAAAGCACAGAGTCCGCAAGGATAGGATCAATGGATCCTGCAAGTGCAGCAATTAACTTGTCAACGTCGATACGGCCATTGCGGTCCAGTTGGATAAGCTGTGTCATTTGAGCCAGCTTAACTTCCTGAGACTTAGGATCTGTGTTCAGTACGTCGTAGTTAATTGTAATATCAAAGTTAGCGTCAGCGTCACCTCGGTCCATAACCTGTGGGTCAGGTATACCAGTTACACGGAAGAAGATCTCGTCTGGTCCAAAGCGTTGGAAGCAACGGTAGGCCATACGCATAACCTCTGCATTGTGCTGCAAGAACTTGTCCACCAGGAACTGCTTGCGAATGCTGGAGATCTGAGATTCTTCGTCTAGTCCTACCAGGCGGTCCGCCTGAGTAGACTGATTGACTTCCATTTCTATGGAACCCTGATTGAATGCAGGAGTAGGAGCGAAGTCCAGGTCACCCTTACGGCGATATGGAATCATGCGGCCTGGACCCCAGTCACTGGGTGCCTGTCCTACTGGGTGCAGAATAGGTGGTAATGTAGCTAGGCTGTTGCGGTCACACCTGGAGTCACGCTCTACCTTGACCTGATTCTGAATGCCACGTAGCAAGTCAGGTACAGTAGTTGTGTCGTAGAGACGCTTGCTGTCTTCAGACAGCTTGGTTACTACAACTGGGTAGTCCTCGTATCCGTTCAGCAGTTCATGCTTGGCGAAAGCTGGTGCTTCATTGTTATCTCCGCTGTACTCCTTGTGGAATACTGTGCAGTAGATGCCCTCTGCACCATCTTCAGGATCGACCAGCCGTTGGTACGCATACACGATTTCTATTAGTTCATTTGCTTCGTAAGCGTTATCGGTCAAGCTAGTACTACGGCGGCCTTCCTGTTCTCTTTCAATGCTGTCAATGTTTACACCTCGGTAGTGCTCGATAATGTAGTCAACAAAGTCTGCGTCCCAGCCTGATGTTGCTACCTTGTTCTCAAGCTCTTGAGCTGTATAGTAAGTCTTCCAGAAGCAGTAAGGTGCCCGCTGTGGGTCTGTTACATACGGAGGGAAAAAGAAGTCACCGTCTGGGGCTAGTGTCTTAATCTCTGGTGCGTCAACCTGACGGCGAACAACAGGAAGCTCTGCTTCCCCTTTGTCCCGAAGTTCCTTAAGTGCCTTCTTGGCTCGCTTATCGGTTACTCCTTCAAAGATGTTTTGCAGAATAAATACTAGCTCGTCGTCTTTTTCTCCTGACTGAACTGCACCAAAGATATTTGGATCAAGCTCTGCAATCTGTTCCAGTGTAAGCTTTTGCAAGAACTGACGGTCCTCTGTGTGCCAGCCTACATAGGTAATCAATAGACCTCGCTCAAGTAGGTAGTTAGCACCTAGCTCCATTTCACGCTTGTAGCGTGGGATATATCCGCTGGTGGTCATCCACTTCAAGAACGAAGATACAATCTCTGCACGAGAGATGTCATTGGATTCCACTGGGTACGCACGAATGTTTGATCGATTCAGCGAAGACATAAACAGGGACACCAGGCGTGTAATACGCTCGTCGATTACGTGGCTCTCTGTGTCTGATGCACCTTCCCAAGGGAATGCGTCTGCACCGTGCTTGCGGTGATCACGGCTCTTTCCTGGCCACCAGTTGCGGCGGTCGTCGTAACTGCTACGACATAAATCAAAATAGGCCTCCAGTTCGTTTACTGTTTCATCGTAGGCATTCCGTAGTGCACCAACGTCAGGAGACGCATTAACATAGGTCAATGCCTCAAAGGTAGATTTATTTTGCATTTAATTTTTTTTTGACTGATTTGGTCATCTCGTAGATGTAACCTTTGTGTACACCAATTCTATCACATAATTCTTGTGGAAGCATGGGCTTGTCTAGCTTATGCCTTACCTGGCGATTTAGGTACTCCCATCCAGCAAGACGGTTCACTTGCTCGCTGATCCATTCTGGATCAAGTGTAATATCATCTTCAGGTTCGTTCATTTTACATAGCGGTAAGATGTTCCCTTTATGTCCTCAATGGCCTCAACGTTTACGTTCTTACCTTCGGTAAGGAAGTGCTCAAGCTTGCGAGGGATAACCACTGGTACTTTCTTTCTGATCTCCCTGATGTACACGTAGATGTAACTTCGGTTAGGTGCCTTGGAATGCACTACACCTCGGTAACGTTTAGGGGTAAGCTCAGGGATGTCTACTGCCTGAGCCAATATTTCCTGGCCTTCTTCGCTGATCCACCTAGCATAGCCAGTTCCCGTAATGGTATGCTCTGGTAGTTTACTTTCTACTAATTCAATTAGGTAGTCTAAGTCTAGCTCTATTTCGTTCTCTTCGGCTATTGTCTTTAATCTTTTCTTGGGCATATTAGTATCCTCCTTGAGTTGTCCTTGTTGTTTGCATTGATGCACTAGACATGAAATCTGGTCCATCACCTCCGTTTGACATTCGCAGATAGCGTATAACGTCAAAGAAATCCTTTAGTGGTTCGTCGGGTTTGCCCTGCTTGTTGTAGTTAATAAGGCTATCAATAAGGTTACCGCAGTCCTTGTGTATGTAGCAAAGGGGCTTGTTCGACAGGTCTACCCCTACGTTCGGGTTGTAGTTAAACCAATCGTCAAGGGCAGTAATGCCCTGGTCCTCCATAGCTCCGTTGGACGGTATGAAGCTTAGACCAAAGTCATAGAAGGAAGTAAACAGGTCGTCGTTGTTTTCGTTTTCCTTAGCAAAGAACCTGGAGTCACCTATGCGCTCTGTTACCTCTATGCCCAGGTCCTCTTCTATCTCTTTGAATAGTTCACAGTACCCCTCGACGTTAAGTCCTACCTTCTTGGATGCAGGGCCATATCTCCACTTAGGATCTCCGAACAGTGCCCATTCCCCAAAGGTGTCACGGTCTGGCCACTCCTTGCGGATGTATACTTCACCGTGCTCGTTTACACCAGCCCAGATGCAGGTATAGTTCCTTGCACCAGCAGGGTCAACCACCTGATAGCAGCTGAACTGCGACTTATCTGAGATGTCGGGGAACGTCATCTCGTACTTGTTTGGCTCCTCAGATAGTACGTTTACTTCAGTATTGAAGTAAGGAAGTAAAGCATTTGCTGATTTAACTGGTACGCCGTAGGCACGGACCATAATCTCTGACTCAGGCCTTCCAGCCAGGTCCTTAGCTATTCGCTCATAACCACCGAAAGGGTTCTCATCTGAGTGCAGGTATATTACAGATGCATCACGGCTAGGGCTATACTGCTCGACTGGTACTGCCTTGTTTTCTAGTAAAGCCGCAGGCTTAGTCCTTAGGGTTTCTGCGTTCTTTAGGTAGTCCGATATGAAAGGTGTATAGCCGTCAATCGGGGTAAACCCAATCAGCATCTTAGAGTCCCTGGTAGCTAGGCGGAACCGTAATGTATTTACCAGGGCTGCATCGCCGAGGTACTCGTCGAGCCAGGCACCTATGTTCAAGCCCTTAGGTTGTCTAAACCCGAACTCAAAACCCTCAAGGATTGTCTGGTTATTGCTGTACTGAGTATAGGTCTTGAAGTCTACTCGTGTCCTGGTATCAGGAAAGATAAAGGAAGAGGCCGTAAAGCCGTTCTGCATAGAGTAGTTGATGTAACCGTCTACGCTCTTGGTCTTGCGCTTGAACTCCTTGGGCATCATCTCCCAGATGGCAGACTGCTGCACCTTGATAGATGTATCTGCATTCTGAGAGAAGCACACAATGTGGCCATCCATACTTTCTGTGACGGCCTCCATAAGCATCTTGGCGCAGCCAGTAGTCTTGCCACTACGATTGCCACCCAGTGCCAGGACTTCATTCTGCGCACGCAATCCCGTACGTATCCTGTCCCAGCCCGCTAGGTCAAAGCCATAGCGAATCGGGTCCTCGATGGCTGCCTGTATTCTGCCTTCGTGCGCCTTGTGAAGCTCTTCAAGTAACTTGGGGTCAGCCTCACCAAGAAGGACGATTTCCTCGTCAGTCGGCGGCGTAAGGATAGGGTGATCTGTGAATTCAATTGGCATTACTTTTTATACAGATCAATGAACATATAAGCACTAGCAAATATGAATACAAAAAGAATACTAGCCTGTAGAGCTTCTATTGGCATTACTTTGACTTGGCTGCCTTGTTTATCTTCTGGACCGCTGGCTTCTTACTCCAGTCAATCTCGTCGTAGTTCTTGCGCTGCTTAGCAGCGTTGTGCCCCTTGCGGGGTGCGCATCCTTTACCCATCTGTGTCCTCCTGTATTAGTTCTGCTTCTTCAGCTTTCTTGAGATTGGCGATTCTGTCTCTGGCCGCCTTGATGGTTTCCTCGTAGTCCTCCTGTGTGATGACCTGGCGGTCCTCTGTTATCTGCGTGGCCTCGCCACGGGAAGTAAATGCCTGGCGTGCTGCATTGGATACCGAGATCGAAATCTCCTTCAGGTCCCTGACTGTAGGCTTTAGCTCTCCTGACTCCAGGTCTTGCCTCACAGAGTTAATAAGGTCCTCCTCCAGGCTACTGAGGTTCAGGTAGTTCTTTGCGGCAATCTTTCCGCTTAGCTCTTTAAACTTACCTAGATGATCCGTGTAGTCCGACAGGACGCTGATGACTGTCTCCCTGTCTACCCCGTACTTCTTAACGATCCTGGTCTGGCTACTTCCAGTGCTGTACAGGTATAGTATCGAAGCAACCTTCTCGGGGTTGTGCCTAGAGAGACTACGTACCTTCTCGATCTCCTTCCTTTCAGAGACTTCCCAGATAGCTCCCTGGATTTCTTTCATCAGAGATTCCTTTTCGTCAGGTAGATTTTCCTCTAGCATTTCTACATTATTTACATATATAGCTTGACAGTCAAGTTAAAAGTACTGTATAATCTATTTATACTCCTTAAGGAGTCCAAGCCTTAATAAGCTTCCCGTCCCCGTAGGGGCAAGGGAATTAAAGGTAACTAAAGAAAAAACTCCTTAAGGAGTACAGGAACGTAATACAACTCCTTAAGGAGTACAGGAACTTGATAGGGGCCAGGTACCCTGGCCTATGAGGTGGGTATTTTTTTAGAGGGTGCTTTATGAATACACAGTTCAGACTCGACTGACGCAAGCTACCCCCACCCCCCATCTACATCGCCTCCGCAAGCTACCTTCACCCACTCAGGCACTGGCTCGGGCACTGCCGAACCCAGCATTAGCCCAGCTTATAGCCGCTCGGACATTAGCACTCCTTATCGGCTAGCTCCGCATTAGCAACCCTTATGGAGACGGGCACTCGTACGTGAGATAAGTTTTTCTTCTTCGATGAGTGAAAGCATCCACAGCATAAGTCAATCTACTCTCCTCTCCTATCCTCTTCCAGTATCAGCTCTTCTACTTCTGGTCTGCATTGTACTCCTTAAGGAGTGTTCGTAATAGTAAAGGGGATTCAGCCAAATGATAAGAGCCGCTGTCTGCGGCTTTGCATTATAAGTCTTACTTAAATGGAGGGGATTTGGGGCAGGTGAATTTTCTGGCTGATGTCAAAATCCCGAAAAAAGTCGATTTCGACGAGAACGCCTTTTTGGAGCTTCCGAGGGTCTATGTACCAATAGAAAATCGGACGCAGTACAGACGTGCATAGATGCCCTGCTGTCGATTTGATTTTTGCGTTTTTGGAGCATTATCAACGACTTACAAAACTCTATCAACGACTTACGAAAGAGTTATCAAGGACTTACAGAATCCCATCAACGACTTATGGAATTTATCAATTGCGCCGCTGTCTGCGGCTTTTATAGCTGATTGGAATCATTTGGCTTTCATAAAAATCATAGGATTAGACGTATATATGAGAGGCACCTGCAGGGTGCCATTGAAATAAAATGAAAATAAATTAAATCTTATTGAATTAGCTATTGACAATGCACGAGTTATGCACAGTCTGGGAAATGTAGCACCCGTTCTTTTCCAATATCAGCGCAAGCCACCGCCGACCGATGCGGACACACAACTCGGAGCTGTACCGCAATGACGAAGAGCTAAGGATTCTCCCAGCACAGACAGCCGCCAGATGGCGAACGTAGACCGACACTAACATAACACATATAACACCACAGCCTGCTAGCTTTACCGCTAGCGGGCTTTCTGGGTATAAGCATCCTGCTTACAATTAACACAAAACCAATACATATTATGATAGACTACAATAAAGTAATTCGCTCATTCATCAGCTTCCAAGACAAAGCTGGCTTCAACTTGACTTCAGCTGTAGACGGAAACGGCGATGCGCTTGAGCTACCATTTGACGAGAAGTCGAAACGTGCAAAATTAGCCGCAGACTGGGTCTGCTCCTGCGACGATGGCACACTGACCTTCGAGAGAGACGGGTGGTACATCAATGCATACGCAATCCTTGGCAACGAAGAGTACTGCACCATTGCAGATTCGGCGTGGTGCAGAGAGATACCACAGGAAATCCTAAAGGATTTTGACGATGCTTGGGACGCATTCTCTGATAAATGGGACACCTAGACAGCGCACAACATACAGCCTCCAAGCTTTTAGCTTGGGGGCTTTTGGGGTATAAGCACACTGCTTACAATCACACAAATCAATCACACATAGCCCGTCAGGGCGACCAACACAAAACCAATACATATTATGACAGCAATCGAAACAAAATATCTACCAGCAACAGACACATGCGGCGCACGCATCAAAGCAACGGCGGGAGGTATGCACGCCTCCGTTCCCTTTGACTACTCCCTTGGAGAAATTGAGTTGCACTTTGAAGCCGCAAAAGGGCTTGTTTCAAAGCACAGCCTCGAATGGGATATATCAACAATGGTATATGGCGGGACTGACAAGGGCTATACCTTTTGTTTCCCTAAATCAATTATTAAAGCGTAAAACAATGAATAACGAAATAGTAACACAAGTAAGCATTAAGTCAAACACACGACTCGATTGGAATCCAATCTATAATTCTATTAAGGTTGAACCAAATGACGAAGCCGCAGGGTCTTATCTTAAGATTACTGGAGAAGATGAACAAAACAAAGGTGCATCAATTAGTTTGAATTGGGAAGAATGGGATACTCTTGTTGAGGTAGTTGAGAAGTATCGTAAGGACTGGGAATGGAAATGAAAATAACAATCACCTAGACAATGCACGATAAAACACGCACACAAACAAAACATATTATGAACAAAACAAACCTAGAGAAAGTAACCAACGCAATGGAGTTCGGATCTCCTCTCAACCAAGTGCTAGTAATGTCTGCACTGGACAAATACTGCGAGCAAATACTGGCGATTGAGTCAAAGCCAGACAACTGGACGAATGGACTGATCAGCTGGGAATCTTGGCAGGAGTCAGCCCGAGACGTACAAGAGAAGATTAAGTAACTCACAGCCTCTCAGCTTACCGCTGAGGGGCTTTCTGGGTATAAGGGTACACCTACCCTTGGTAAACTATAACAACGCCGCACAGTGGCACACAGGAGCATTAAACTATGACCGAAGAAATCGCAACCTATGAAATAGACGAAGTAATTAACTCCGAGCAGGAAGCTCGAAATCAATCAGAGACCTGCCAGTTCTGCGACAGCGACGATATGTTTGTCGGCGGACTGTGCTACACCTGTGCCCAAGGGCACTACGAATAAACACATAAACACATAAACACATACACATATGAAAAGAGTAGCATACATACACAAAGCCAGCACTGGATGCTGGCACATCAGTGACAACGAAAGAGAAATCCTTTCAGAAGAGGGGATTGGTCACGATACCGAGCGAGCCGCCATCAAGTCAGCCCGACATACAGGCTGGTTCACTCACCGAATAGACCTTAAAGGAAGGGTAAAGAAAATATAAGCTTGTAACTCCTTAAGGAATATAACTCTTTAGGGTCAATGCCCCTTCGGGGCAAACTCCTTAAGGAATACATTCTTAATTATATAAACCAAAATAACACTGTCAAGGAAATTATGAACTCAGAAATATCAGACCTACTTATGAACTTCGAGATGGGCGAGCTGGACTCTCAAGGTACGCTCCGCCTATTTTCAGAACTTATCCGCACTGGTGCCCTCTCGCACCTACAAGGGTACTATCACCGAACAGCGATGGATCTTGTCGACGCAGGTTACCTCGCAAACAATGGAGACATACTGGCATAATGAAAAACAAAAGAGACAGACACACAAACCTCGACGACCTCATCCAAGGGGGCGACCGAGTCTTTAACTCAGCCTGCATACTGCTTGGCTGTTTGCTAGGTGGTAGCATACTGCTACTAATTACCATAATCGTAACTGAACTAAACTAAACTAAATCATGGAAACAATAAAGCTATACACTTACCCTCAAGGGGTAGCAAACAAACTAGGGCAGGACACTTACGTTCAACGCCTCAATGAACTCAACAGGTTTGACGACTGCCTAGTCGTTGACCTTGACGAAGGCGATCAGTACTTCGTGCATCCTAGGGCACTGCCGAGTCGGACACCCGATGACATCCTTAACTTCATCGAAGATAAGCAAATTGACATACAGTACAATACTGATGTAGATGGAAAGACTACTAGCATCGAGCTGTACTCGTGGGAGAATAGAATCTCGCACACGATAAACACTAGCTCCCTTGTTGATGCCATCAACTTCTTGATGGATATGGATGAACAGGAACTATAAGGGTTGACAGTGCATAGAGTGAGTCATTCAATATTAGGATGGCTCACTTCTATGACTGCACTGATACACTAGATGCTTTCCTTCGGGAAGATATCACCACCGTAGCACAGGCTCGAAAAGTCCGTGCTATTTATCCAAGCGTTACTACTGTACTGGGCATCTGCAAAGATGAATTCCTAGATAGCATATACAAACCATCCAAGATGGTTGAACTAGGCAGGAGCAACCCTCACGTGCATTGGCGAGAGGTTGAACGCCTATGCTATGGGGTGCGAAAGCACCCGACCGATGGATCACTGATACCATCATCTGAATTTGGCACAGCCGTGCATAAGCGTATCGAAGACTTGATACAGGCTAAGATTCACGGCCATGAACTGGGCGAGTGCCCTTACAATGAATGGGCACTGCCCTTCCTTGAGTGGATCGAAGAGGCGCAGGTAAAGCCACTGGCTACTGAGTGCATCGTCGCCGACCGACTGATCAAGATAGCAGGAAGCGTAGACTTCATTGGGTATGACTACGACGGTAAGCTTTTTCTGGCGGACTACAAGTGCCGCACCAATACCAAGGGTAAAGCTAAGGTATACGACAAGGACTGCGAGCAGTTAGCTATCGAAGCTTTCATTATACAAAAGGAATACAAGTTGGAATACACCCCAGAATGCAGGTCAGTAGTCATTGACTGCGACACCAAGAAGCACTGGCATCACGTGTGGAGTACAGACGACGTAAAGAAGGGGATTGCTAACGCCAAGCTCATGGCTAAACTTTATTGGAATAAGAGGATGCAGAAATGAAAGACCTCTACCCTATAGACTGGACGGAGAAGGGGCACTACCTTCGGAATGATGCCATACAACTCGACGGCTGTGACTCAGCCGTTATAGGTATAACCGAATCGGGAGAACTCTGTTACAGTTATGAACTCCTAGTGGACGTGTTCGTTACACGGGATGAGATGACCTACGACGAGGCTGTCGAGTGGGTCGAGTTCAACGTCGTATCATTACTGGGTTACGGTAAGTTTACCCTGATCTATACCGACCTATGATCTTTGAAATAAGGTATAAGAATGCTAGTATGCCAGAAGGTTACATAGGTAAGTGCATCAAGCATGCACATACCAAGGAGCAGGCACTCAAATACTTCTCACCGAAAAAGCCAGACAAGCAGGGCTGGACTCGGACAAAGCACAAAGCACAAGTACAAATCCTAAGCGTAAATGAAATACCTACCGAGTATGAAGACGCTTGACTTTATAGACAGCCCTAGTTGGAGCAGAGGTCAAAAAGTAGAGACTTCCTTTAAGGATATACTAGACAGACGTGGTATAAAATACAGGCGGGCAACCCTCGAAGAGCAATACAAGCACTTTGATTATGTCACTGATCGAGGTACGATAGACGTTAAGGCTCGAAAGAGGGTCAACAGAGGGGACAACTCTGAGCAAGACGAATTAGTCTGGCTTGAATTTAACAATACCGCAGGGAAAAAAGGATGGCTAACATCCGATGTAGATTTAATTGCCTTTGAGAGAATGAAAGATTTTGTTTTAGTTCGGAGGCAATCACTTTACGAAATGGCAATCAGTAAGTGCAACCTTGACGACAGGGTTAGCCGAGGGTCTGAAGCTTTATACAAGGGATACCAAAGAAGCGGGAGGAATGACCTGCTATCTATTGTAAAGATGGAAGACATATTAAATTTAACAGTTAAGATCATAGAAAAGTAAATATGAAATACCTACCAAGCAGCAAACTCAAGCAGTGGAGGCAGGACAACAAGCCGAAGGTGTGCCCGATCTTCAAGTGCAGTTTGAATGATTCAGTAGTAGATCACTGCCACGATACTGGACTGATCAGAGGCGTGCTTCACAGGCAGAGCAATGCCTGGGCTGGCAAGATTGAAAACTCTTGGAAAAGATTCGGGCAAAACAATTCAGACCTTACTTTATCAGAGGCACTACGTGCCTTGGCTACATACCTTGAGGAAGCTCGGACCGACATACTGCACCCAGTAGGGCTTCGGCAGAAGTGCAACCGCTTTGACAGGCTATCAAAAGCCGAGCAGATAGACACTTTAATACAATTAAAATGCGAACAAGATGAGATTAATTATTGCAAGAACTCAAAGGATCGCACAGTATGCTTTCGCACTGCACTTCTTAAGCAGTGCACTTAACTAATAGCACATAACCAATAAAACATATGAACATACTACAAGAAATACAGTCAGAGCTGAAAGCTCCTAAGGGTCAAAGGAATAACTTTGGCAACTACTCATACCGATCAGCCGAGGACATCCTCACTGCGGTTAAGCCACTACTAAAGAAGCACGGAGCGTCACTCATATTGACTGATGCACTGGTGGCACTTGAAGGACGCATCTTCGTTAAGGCTACAGCTGTACTGCATCACGATGGTGGCACACCATTTACTGCTGATGGCTTTGCCGAGCACGCAGTTACAAAGAAGGGAATGGATCAAGCACAGATCACTGGCTCGGCTTCATCCTATGCACGCAAGTACGCTCTTAACGGACTTCTTTGCATCGACGATACCAAAGATCCCGATGCAACAAACACTCACGGGAAGGGCGAACCTTCCTACAAAAAGAAAACACAAACCCTGGATGGGTTAATATAATGGATAAGCAATACGACAACAACAACAGCGGTGCCCTCTTCCCTAACAACCGTAAGGAGAAGGAGACTCACCCTGACTTGAATGGCTCTTGCGAAATTGAAGGCAAGGAGTACTGGTTCAAGGCGTGGAAGAAGACCAGCAAGAATGGACTGCCATTTCTGTCGGTATCATTCGACCCCAAGGAGGCGGCACCAGTAGTATCATCTGGAGTTGCACCTACTAATGATGACCCTATCGACTTCTAATATATGGAGTTCGATAAGAAATGGTGGGAGGAATTCCGCCGTAAAGAAGTTGATGAAATACTCAGCTTCACTGCTAAAAAGAACAGTGACTACACGGGTGGACAAGATAACGTCAACCCCTTTGCGAACTTCGATGAAAGCTCGGAGTTCGGTGTAGAACCCCTCACTGGTCTATGCGTACGGATGGCAGATAAGTTCCAGAGGGCTAAGGCCTATTGCAGGGACGGCAAACTATCCGTAAGCACCGAGGGTGACCAGACAGCCGACATCTTTAGAGATCTAATCGGATACTCATTGGTTGCCTTAGGTATGCTCGAGAGACAATCTCGAGAACGCCAACCATAACTACACCCTAACCGCCAGCTGGAGTCCTACCCTCCAGTTGGCTTTAGGATTTTAATAGCACAAACCAAAATATGACAAACCATGACAAACCTAATAGAAGCAGACACAGAACTGCCAAATAATTTATCAGCAGAGCAGGCCTTGATTGCCTGCTGTTTACTGGGGGATAACTCAGACGCATACGATAGTATCTCTAGCTTAGTACGGGCCGATGACTTCTATGCTTTGCGGCACCAACTAGCATACCAAGCTATTGCCGACCTAGCAGGATCGGGAGAACCAATTGATGAAATCAATTTAGTTGAACGCCTCAAGGTCAACAACTGCATCGACGAAGTCGGAGGTGTAGTAGGTGTAATGGCACTGGCTGACGGGGTTGAGACGACTGCATCAGTCCGCAACTACGCAAGCATCGTAAAGGAGAAGAGCAACCTACGTAAGATGCACCGTGCCTATAAGATGGCCGCTGAACGTGCCGCTTCCGAGCAACTGGATTCCTCTGAGATTCAGGGCCAGATCGACAGCGAGCTTGACCTAGTCAACGGTAGCGAGTCAGGGGTAGAGAAGATCTCTAACTCGGTTGAACTGCTCAGGGAAGAGTTCAAGCAGATGCAAGAGGGCACATACGTCAAGGACGTAGTTAAGACTCACATCAAGCACCTAGATGAGAAGCTCGGTATGGGCGGCATCGGTGCAGGTGAAGTCTGCATTGTCGCTGCACCTACCTCTTGTGGTAAGTCCGCCGTGGCTATTAACATTGCACTGCGT